TTTCTCCTAACTTAATCATTTTACGCCAAATTTTCATCTTAGGCTTTTTAAAATAGTATTCTTTCCCTTGTTCATCTTTTAAAATTAAATTTTTCATTATAAAACCTCCTGTTTTTTTACATAAAAATAGCACTCTAAAAAGAGTGCTATGCTTTATTTTGCAGTATTCATAACCGTTTGCCATTCTTTTAAAACTTCATCTGGCACTTTCCAAATGGTTGCAGCCTTATTTTTGTATTTCACTTCAAAAACTACTTCTTTAGCCGCTTTAAATGCAGATAACAAATCTCCCTCTAACCAACATGATCCATGTGTATATAAATCTCCACTTGAGTCCATTTTTGAGTCTGTTTTCATTTCCAAGTTATATATTTCCCCATCAATTTTAACTCTTGAATTATCAGCAAAGAACCACCAACTTATAGATTCTACTCTACCGAAGCTCAAAAGACATGAACTATCTCCAGGTAAAGTTTTAAATAAAATTAAGGACATGAATGGTTTTATGTCTACAGTTGAATTGTATTCAGCAATAGCGCTATGAATACTAACATGTCCATCAAACTCATCCGTTTCTCTTCCAATATTTGCACTAGCAGGAAGCGCAATCAAAAGTACCATTAATACACTTAACAGAAAGATAAACTTTTTCATAATACCACCCTTTCTAGAATGTTGTTATAGTTTATCCTTCTGCAAGCATATCAATTCTCCTGCCAATATCAGGGAAACTATTGTCTTATGCTTTATCTTACGCTTTATCTTACGCAGTAGTGAATTTTAAAATATAAGTATTAGCAAGTTTATTCCCAGCATAATCGGTAATATTTTTACTGATAATCAACCGGTAAGCAGTTGCAGGAGAAAGATTAGCAACAGGATTAATAGTTAATACTTTCTTGTCCGCACTTTGGCTCAGAGTGCAACCTACCTCTGTGTTATCACTATCTTTTAATAATATTACGTTTGTGCTGTTAATAGTTGATTTAGCAATAGCCTCAGAGAATGTAATTGTCAGATCAGCTCCAACTGCAATACCAGTTGAATTAGCCGCAGGAACAGAAGTGGCAATAGTAGGTGGCGTAGTATCTACTGCAAAATCAACTGAATCAAACCAACTGGATAACTTTTCAGTATTAGCAGTATCAGCATCATCATCGCCGATAAATCTCCATTTGTTATCATAATGTCGCTTAACGAATTTACCTTTTAGTGTAGTATCCTGGAAGTTAACACTGTCAGCTTTTGTTTCATGATTATCCTCTGGATCAGAAAAACGCACCTTTAAAACTTTGTAATAGCGATAATGCCCATTAGATTTTTGGCTTCTAAATAAAATAGCAACACTTGGAGCTGAATCAGTTGCTTTATCAATAATGATACCATCAACTAATTCTTTTCCTAATAAAGCAGCTCGATGCTCTAATGGTAAATCTTTAAAAGATAACTCAATTTCTCCTTCTCCCATTTGGTCTGCAGTTTCGTCTGGACCATCATCTGCATAGTTAGTAGCCACACTAGAGTTAGAGTTGACGTTCGCTGATTTGATACCTGGTAGCCTGACTGGAGTTTGATAGCTGACACCAGCATCAACTTCTCCTGCAACATTGTCATAATTCATAATAGCGTAATAAAGCATATCACAGCCTATTCTTGCGCTTGATTTTGGCATTATTTCGACCTCCTTTTAAAACAAAAAGAACACATCTAGGTGTCCCGTTCAGTTAATACAGCTAAATTAAAGCCATATGTCCATCTTTCCTTTTCATCCATGCTAATTTTAGCAGGTGTACCCAATGCTTTCACATTTGCCCATCTAGTAAAAGTTAGCATTATTTGCCTTTCTTCATCACCTAAAGCAAATAATTTATAGATAGAGTTGATTTTTTCTATAGTAGCAGTAATTTTAGTCCCTCTAACTTGTATTGCCACCCTGCGACTATCTACATCAACTCCAGATATACCAGGATATTCAGCTATAACTATCAAATTATCTGGAGTATCTGGCATGAATTCAAGTTGGATATTACCAGTAGGATTAGTCGTAGTGTTGTATATCCCATTTGCTTGCCCTTTGGAAGTAATATAGGTGGCTATGTCTTGTATTAACATCTAGACACCTACTTCCTCGTGCCTTTTTTGTTTTCCCATTACCAACCCCCCTAATCTAAAACTTTAGCTAGTCGCATAGCTATTTCTCTTTTAACTTCATCGGCATTTTGAGCAATAGGTACTTCTAGATATTTTGGTCCAGTACCAGATTCAGACCAATTCCAAAATTCTAGCCCCTCATGCATCTTGTGGGCATAGGGTGTATTTGCGGAAATCTCTACTCTTATTCTATCTCTGCTTTTCTCTTTTTCATCAACTTTGATGCTCCTTCTCAAAGCACCTGTTGCAATCGGAGTTCTAGGAACAATCTCATCGGTAATTAGCTGTTCACTCTTATCTAGCAGAGCCACTTTAGCGGTTGCCTTAATAAGTGCTTTTATCTCGTCACCGTTCCAACGAACTTTTATCATCAGCAATACACCTCATAATGACTTACCTCGCCATCTAGGTCATTTATTTCAGCAACAGATATAACTGGATAAGCAACATTGTCTTTCTTTAGCTTATCAGCAATATTAATTCTTTCAGC